CAGTCGGAACTTTTAAGAATGCATTACAGATGTATGCAGAGGAGAATGCACTTCAGCATGATGCAACTAGCAGCGGTGTTGCAACAGGAGACCTTTCTAAACTCTTCCCAGAGTATGCAGAGGTAAGACCTGGTGCACCGGAGCTTATTACTAATGATCAGGGTTGGATTAGCACTGTTATTTCTAAGGTACATAAGTCACCAATGTCAAGAATCAGAACAACACAGGCTGATATCAGAAATATTGATACTCTTAAAGCTCATGGCTATAAGAAAGGAAAGCAGAAGAAGTTAGCAGGAAACTTCAATCTTGTAAGAAGAACAACAGACCCTCAGACTATTTATGTAAAGAATGCACTTAACAGAGATGACATTGTTGATATCACCGATTTCGATTATGTTGCATACCTGTACAGCATTGATCGTATGAACCTTAACGAGGAGCTTGCTAAGGCAATTATGATTGGTGACGGTCGCGATGATGGTGCAGAGGATAAAATCTTCCCAGAGCATATCAGACCAATTTGGCTTGATGATGACCTTTATACAATTCATACAGATCTCGACATTACATCTATGAAGGCTGAGCTTCAGGGAACAAATACCGGAGCAAACTTCGGTGATAATTATGTGTACGCTGAAGCAATGGTGCAGACATTACTCTATGCAAGAGAAGACTATAAGGGTACTGGTACACCAGACTTATACTGCACACCTCATATGGCAAATGTTATGCTCCTTGCAAGAGATTTGAATGGTAGAAGAATCTACTCTTCTAAGGCGGAGCTTGCTACAGCGTTAAATGTTGACAGCATCAATACAGCTGAGCAGTTCGCTAATAAGACAAGAAAGACTTCTGATGGAAAGACAAAGAAGCTTATTGCTCTTATCGTAAATCTTCAGGATTATTCTCTCGGAGCAACAAAGGGTGGAGAAATTACACACTTCACTCAGTTCGATATCGACTTCAATCAGGAGAAATCACTTCTTGAGACACGCTGTTCTGGAGCCCTTACAAGAGTCTACTCAGCAATTGCTATTGAGGAAGATGTTACAGATACTAAGGGTCAGCATACTAGCGACTTAGCAGGCTAAGATAAATCGTAGAAAGGAAATTTCAAAATGAGTAAATTTTTTGGAGCAATTGGTTATTCCGTATCAGAAGAAACAGCTCCCGGTGTATGGACAGACCATATTGTAGAGCATAACCATTATGGTGATGTTAATAGAAGTAAGGCTCAGCACGAAACTGGAACATCACTTAATGATAATCTCAATATTTCAAATGAGTTTAGTATTATTGCTGACCCATTTGCTTATGAGAATTTCCAAAATATGCGATATATCGTATTTATGGGAGCTAAGTGGAAAATTACGAGCGTAGAAGTGCAGTATCCACGATTAATTCTGACAGTTGGAGGTGTTTATAATGAGCAGACGACTTAAACTGCATAGTATTCTTTGCGGCATATTATCTTGCCCCGAAAGAGGAAAAGAGTGTCGAGCTTATTTTCAGCCACCAGCATCAGTTAGTATGAAATACCCCGCCATTGTGTATGCCCTTAATGGAAAAGATAAGAGGCACGCCAATGACAGGGTTTATTTGTCTTCAAATCGTTATTCGGTAACAGTCATAGATAGTAATCCGGATAGCGATATAGTGGACAAAATATCTGAATTACCAATGTGCAGATTCAATACAGCCTACACCAAGGACAATTTGAATCACACAGTATATGAAATTTATTATTAGGAGGAAATCAACATGTCAAAACTTACATGGGATAATGAAGGCGAGCGATTGTTTGAAACTGGTGTCAGTGAAGTCGCTCTTTATCCATTTCAGACAAATGGCTATACAAAGGGTGTTGCTTGGAATGGTGTGAGTTCTATTACAGACAGTCCTGGAGGAGCAGAGTCAAATAAGATATATGCAGATAACATTGAATATCTTAATCTTATGTCTGCCGAAACAGCTGGTGGAACTATCGAAGCATACATGGCTCCGGATGAGTTTGCAGAATGTGATGGTTCTGTAGAGATTGCACCAGGAGTATATGCGGGTCAGCAGAACCGTAAGAAATTTGGTCTTGCGTATAAGACTATTCTCGGAAATGATACAGAGTCAAATGACCATGGTTATAAACTTCACTTAACATGGGGATGCCTTGCTTCTCCATCAGAGAAACAGAATTCATCTGTAAATGAGAGTCCAGAGCCATTGGCTATGTCTTGGGAATATAGCGCAACACCTGTTAAAGTTACTGCGGCTGTTAAAGGTAAGAAACTTAAAGCGACAGCTACAATGACATTCGACTCAACAAAAGTTGATGCTACCAAACTCCAGAAGTTGGAAGGTATTCTTTATGGAACAGATAGTTCTGGATCTACAGAGCCAAGACTTCCAATGCCTGATGAAATCATTTCTATAATGACAACAGAAGGTTAATTAAATATTCAGTCTATGCGACGTATTCAGTTCGGCTGGCGTCGCTTTTTTATTTGAAAGGAGAAATTCAAAATGCATAAAGAAACTATTACTTACGTTGATTTCAACGGGACAGAAAGAACAGAAGACCACTATTTTAATCTCAGCAAAACAGAGATTACGGAGTTAGAGGTAAGTATGCCTGGTGGTCTTGCTGAGTACCTTATGGGAATTGTAAATGCCAAGAATGTTCCGGAAATTATGGCTTCATTTAAGAAGATTATCTTATCTGCATACGGCATCAAGTCGGCAGATGGAAGAAGACTTGAAAAAGGAGAAGAAATCAGCAAAGCATTCACGGAATCACCGGCATATGATGTGCTGTTTCAGAGATTATTCTTATCTGGAGATGTTAATGCTGCTTCTGATTTTATCAATGCAATCATTCCTCAGATTAAGGATGATGCGGCACAGTCAGCAGCAGAGAATAAGAATTTAACAGTTGTTTCGGGAACGGCACAGTAAATTCATTTGGGAGGTGTACAGATGCTTAATATCGTAATACCTTCAGTTGAATTATGGGATGAAAAGAATGAACAGTTCATCCATACAAAGGAACGAAAATTACAGTTAGAGCATTCTCTGGTTTCAGTTGCTAAATGGGAAGCCAAGTGGAATAAGCCTTTTATAAACAAGAAAGAGAAAACTACAGCGGAAATTATCGACTATGTGCGATGTATGACCATTACACAAAATGTACCAGATGATTGCTACAACTATTTAACAATAGCAAACATAGAAGAAGTGAATAGGTATATTGCGTTACCAATGACTGCTACTTGGTTCACTGAAACAAAAAAGAAAATAACAACAAATCGAGAGCAGATTACAGCGGAACTTATTTATTACTGGATGATTAGTTTCAATATTCCTATGGAATGTCAGAAATGGCATTTGAACAGATTGCTTACTTTGATAAGGGTATTCAATGAGAAGAATCAACCTAAAAAGAAGATGAGTCAGCAGGAACTATATCGTCAGCACGCTGCAATAAATGCTGCGAATAGAAAGAGATTTCATTCAAAAGGATAGGAGGAAATACTATGGGACTTAATGGTATTGATATTAGCGGTTGGCAGGAAGGTATTGATTTATCTGCTGTTGCCGCTGATTTTGTAATTATGAAAGCTACTCAGGGTACTGGATTTGTCAGCAAAGATTTTGTTAGACAGTATCAGCAAGCAAAAGAAAATGGAAAGCTCGTCGGATGTTATCACTATGCCGAGGGAGGCGATTATGTTGCAGAGGCAAACCATTTCCTTGATGTTGTTGGAAATCGCGTCGGAGAAGCTATTCTTTGTCTTGATTGGGAAGGACAGGATAATCCAACATTTGGTAAGAACGATTTCGATTGGGTTAAAGGATTCTGTGATTATGTATTCTCTAAGACTGGCGTAAAACCACTTGTCTATATTCAGAAGAGTGCTATGGAAAGAATTGACGGTATTGGTGATTACGGATTATGGATTGCACAGTATCCAGATTACACACCAACTGGATACCAGGAGACACCTTGGAATGAGGGGGCTTATGCGTGTGCTATTAGACAGTATAGTTCAGTTGGTCAGATTAGCGGATATAACGGGAATCTTGACCTTGATAAGTTCTATGGTGACGCTGATGCTTGGAAAGCATATGCCGCTGTAAATGGAGAGAGCCCATCACCAGAACCGACACCTCAGCCGGTAGTTAATACTCCAGATGGTTCTACCCTTGAATTAGTTGAAAGAACTATGAACGGCGAATTTGGAGATGGTGACGACAGAAGAAACAATCTTGGAACACGATATGATGAGGTACAGAGCTTCATTAACCATATCTATGAAGCATCTGCTAATGATTTGGCAAATGAGGTTCGTTCTGGAAAGTATGGTAATGGCGATACAAGAAAGGCGGTTTTGGGAAACCGTTATTCAGAGGTACAGGGCATTGTAAATGGTGAAGCAGAAAAGAAATACTATACAATTCAGTCTGGCGATGTGTTATCAAAAATCGCTGCTGCTAATGGTACTACCGTTGACAACCTCGTGCGTCTTAATGGTATTAGTAATCCGGATCTGATTTATGCAGGTACGAAGATTAGAGTTAAGTAGGGGTAAATATATATGATCAGTTTCAGACAAAAGGGCGACTTCCACAAGCTTACCAGATATCTGGAAAGAGTGAAAGAAGTAGCACAAATAGGCGACCTTGATAAGTATGGTCGTCAAGGTGTGGCAGCCCTTGCGTCTGCTACGCCGAGAGATACTGGAAAAACTGCAAATTCGTGGAATTACGAAATCAAGCAGGATAAGGATTCAGTGTCTATTAGTTTTTATAACACAAATATTCAAAATGGAGTTCCAATCGCAATTATCTTGCAGTATGGACATGGAACTCGTAACGGAGGCTGGGTACAGGGTCGAGATTATATCAATCCTGCTATTCAGCCTATTTTTGACGAAATTGTCAAATCGGCGTGGAAGGAGGTTACAAGTCTATGAGTACAACTGTTGATCAAAGAGTCGTCGAAATGCGATTTGATAATAAGCAGTTTGAAAACAATATTCAGACAAGCTTATCTTCTATAGACAAACTTAAAAAGAGCTTGAATATGGATGGAGCAACAAAAGGACTTGAAAGTGTTGAAAAAGCCTCTGGTAAGATAAATCTTTCCGGATTATCGAATGCCGTTGAAACTGTTAATGCTAAATTTTCAGCATTAGAAGTAATGGCAATTACGGCATTGGCAAATATTACAAATTCGGCAGTAAATGCAGGTAAAAGTATTGTATCGGCATTAACTATTGATCCAATCAAAACAGGATTTCAAGAATATGAAACGCAGATTAATGCAGTTCAGACAATCTTAGCAAATACTTCATCAAAGGGAACCACCCTTGACCAGGTTAATAATGCATTAGATGAGTTAAACCACTATGCAGATATGACCATTTATAATTTTACGGAGATGACACGTAATATTGGTACCTTTACAGCGGCGGGTGTTGATTTGGATACCTCTGTTTCTGCAATTAAAGGTATTGCCAACCTTGCCGCTGTATCAGGTTCAAATTCACAGCAGGCAAGTACAGCAATGTATCAGTTATCACAGGCATTAGCAGCAGGAACAGTAAAATTACAAGACTGGAACTCTGTTGTAAATGCCGGTATGGGTGGTCAGGTATTCCAGGATGCTTTAAAAGAAACAGCAAGAGTGCATGGAATAACTATTGATGACATGATTAAAGATGAAGGGTCATTCAGAGAAACTTTACAGAAAGGCTGGTTGACATCTGACATCTTAACCGAGACATTATCTAAGTTTACAGGTGACTTGAACGAGGAGCAGCTCAGAACTATGGGTTACTCAGAAGAGCAGATAGCATCAATAATCAAAATGGGTCAGACTGCTAATGATGCCGCTACAAAAGTAAAGACATTTTCCCATTTATTTGACACATTAAAGGAAGCTGCACAGTCTGGCTGGACCCAGAGTTGGGAAATTATCGTTGGTGACTTTGAAGAAGCGAAAGAATTACTCACAGAGATGAGTGATACATTCAGCGCAATTATAAATTCATCGGCGGATGCCAGAAATAGTATGTTGCAGGGCTGGAAAGATTTGGGAGGAAGAACAGCACTTATAGAAGCAGCTAGAAATGCTTTTGAGGGAGTGCTTAGTATTATTAAGCCTGTGAAAGAAGCATTCCGCGAAATCTTCCCACCAATGACGGCGCAACAACTGTACAACATTACAGATGCGTTAAGAAATCTGACAGCACATCTGAAACTCAGCGATACGAATTCGGAAAATTTAAAAAGAACATTCAAAGGTTTGTTTGCAGTAATCGACATTGTTAAACAAGCATTCATAGCGGTTGCAAAAGGCGTTGGTTCTCTATTAGGAGGAACTGGCGACTTAGCTAGTTCTATTTTATCGGTAACGGCACGCTTCGGAGATTGGCTTGTGAAACTTGATGAAACTATCAAGAAAACAGATATATTCAATGTCGCTATACAGACCGTGATTAAATATATAAAAACAGGTGCGGCAGTAGCAACAGATTTAATTGACAAAGCTGTTGACGCAGTCACAAGATTCGCAAATGCTATAAAGCAGAAGTATGATACCGGCGGATTTGCAGTTATTCATTCTGTTCTGGAAAGAGTACATACAAGAATGTCAGAAGTTGGAGAAGCTGCTGACGGAATGCGAAGTGGTGTTGAAATTGCAATTGGTGCAATGGGTAAAGCACTCGAAAACTCTAAGTTTTTACAAGCACTCCAGGCATTATGGGATGGTGTAAAGACTATTGGAACTGGTATTGCAAAAGCGATGAAAACTCTTGCTAGCGGATTTGTAGAAGATATCAGTGACGTCAATTTCTCAAGTGTGTTTGATGTTCTCAGTGGAATTTCATTAGCCGGAATTGCGGTTGGAATTAATAAGTTCCTTAAAGGAATCACAGATGCAGTAAGCGACGTTACGAAACTAACAGACCAAATTAAGGGAATTCTTGATAGCGTTAGAGGTTGCTTTGAAGCATATCAGACACAATTGAAAGCAGGAACTTTGATTAAGATTGCCAGTGCAATTGCAATTCTTACAGGCGCGATTGTGGTGCTTTCGCTTATTGACTCTGCAAAATTAGCATCAGCTATTACAGCATTAACAGGATTATTTGCGGAACTTATGACATCTATGGCTATCTTTACAAAGATAAGTGGAGATCTTAAGAATGCAGGAAAGACGGCTACAATTATGTTGGGATTATCAGTTTCAGTGTTAATTCTTGCATCAGCATTGAAAAAGATTGCGTCTTTGAGTTGGAACGAGATAGCGAAAGGACTTACCGGTATTACAGTAATTTCTGGCGTATTGGCAGGAGTTGCAAAAGTTATTTCAAAAGATGAAAAGACAATTGCAAAAGGAGCGTTCAATCTTATATTCCTGGCGACAGCTGTTAAGATATTAGCATCTGCCTGTAAAGATATATCGCAACTTAGTTGGAGCGAACTTGCTAAGGGACTTACTGGAGTAGGTGTTCTGATGGCAGAAATAGCTTTATTCTTGAACACGGCTAAATTTAGTGGAAAAGCAGTATCAACAGCAACGGGAATTCTTGTGCTGTCAGCTGCTATAAAAGTATTAGCATCTGCTTGCAAAGATTTCGGTTCTATGCAGTGGAGTGAGATTGGAAAAGGTCTAACAAGTATTGGTATATTACTTACAGAGATTGCAGCATTTACAAACCTTACAGGAAATGCTAAGCATGTTGTATCTACTGGAGTTGCGTTAATTGCTATTGCAGGGGCTATGAAAATTATGGCATCGGCAGTACAAGATTTCGGTTCTATGCAGCTGGATGAAATCGGCAGGGGACTGACTGTTATGGCAGGAGCATTAGCAGAGATTACATTAGCTGTCAATTTAATGCCTAAAAATATGGTGTCAACCGGTGTTGGTCTCATCGCAGTTGCCAGTGCACTTACAATCTTATCAAATGTTTTAAGCTCGATGGGTAATTTCACATGGGAAGAGATTGCCAAAGGGCTTGTTACTATGGGGGGAGCGTTAGCGGAACTATCGATAGCGTTAAATCTTATGAACGGAACATTAGCTGGTTCAGCAGCATTACTCATTGCAAGTGCATCTTTAGCTGTGTTGGCACCAGTTCTGAGTATACTTGGCGCTATGAGCTGGGAAGCAATAGCCAAAGGTTTGGTTTCTTTAGCAGGAGCATTTGCAATTATAGGTGTAGCTGGCGCTGTA